ACAACAATACCGAGTTTATCCCTGTATGGAAAAGTCAATCAGTTTCTGTGCCTGAAGGTTACACTTACATCAAATGTCCAGACATTCACGGTAGGATTGGTGCTTACATCAAGTAAATAGTAATATGAAGATCAAAGAAATCATCAACGTTCCTACAAAAAAACAGATTGGTAAACCACAATCCGCTGGTAGCAGAGGACTTTATCTTATGAAAAATCGTCCTGGCAAAAGATACTTTGATAAACCATCATACCCTACAAAAAAACAATAGACTTTTTCTTTAGTATATCATATAATAATGCTAAAGGAGAATTCTTATGCGTACACTAAATTCAGATGAACAAGCAAAAATAAAATACATCATAGAAAGTGGTATTAAAGTAAAACAAGAAATGAAAGATCTTTCAGAAGGATTGAGAGATTCCGTAAAAGCAGTTGCGGAAGAACTTGAAATCAAACCAGCACTGCTTAACAAAGCAATCCAAGTTGCGTTCAAACAATCACTTGATGCTGAAAAAGACGATATTGCTGAGTTAGAAGAAATACTTGTATTAGCAAAAATATCCGCGTAAAATTATTAAATGAGTTATGTAGACGCTTTTTTTGATCGAGATGCAGATAAGATATCTGTGGTTGAAAGAAGTAATGGCCAAAGGAAATATGTCGAGTATCCAGCGAGATACGTTGCGTACTATGATGATCCGAAAGGCAAATTTAAATCAGTCTATGGCAACTCTGTTTCAAGGATAGCAACTAAATCTGGAAAACTTTTTAAAAGAGAGTTGGCAATGCAGGCCGGCAAGAAGTTATATGAGTCTGATGTTAATCCGATCTTTAGATGCCTTGAAGAAAATTATATCAACAAAGATGCTCCAGAACTTCAAGTTGCATTTTTTGACATTGAGGTTGATTTTGATCCGTCTAAAGGTTATGCCAAGCCGGCAGATGCTTGGGCGCCAATCATTTCGATCACAGTCTATCTACAGTGGTTGGATCAATTAGTATCTTTAGCAATTCCGCCAAAGGATTTTCCAAATCCAGAAATCATAGAAAAGGAATTTGAAAACACAATGCTTTGCAGTAGTGAAGCAGATATGTTAGACAAATTTATTGGATTGATAGAAGATGCAGATGTACTCAGCGGTTGGAACTCGGAAGGATTTGATATTCCATACACAGTCAATAGGATATCCAAAGTAATGTCAAAAGATGACACAAGAAGACTTTGTTTATGGAATGCTTTTCCAAGGAAAAGAACTTTTGAAAGATTCGGCAATGAAGAAGTAACTTATGATATAATTGGTCGTGTGCATTTGGACTATATGCAACTTTATAGAAAGTACACATATGAAGAAAGACATTCGTACGCACTAGATTTTATTTCAAGGCACGAACTAGGTGAACAAAAAACTCCATATGAAGGAACACTTGACCAACTGTACAATAAAGATTTTGTTAAGTTTATAGAATACAACAGACAAGACGTTGCACTGCTAGGAAGATTAGATGAAAAATTAAAATTTATTGCACTGTCGAATGAACTTGCACATCAAAACACTGTGTTGATACAGACAACAATGGGTGCAGTGGCAGTTACAGAGCAAGGCATCATCAATGAAGCACACAGGCGTGGAATGGTTGTGCCTGATAGAGTTAGACGTGAGCCAGGTTCAGACCCGGCGGCAGGTGCATATGTGGCTTATCCTAAAAAAGGATTACACGATTGGATCGGTTCAATTGATATCAATTCACTGTATCCATCAGTGATTCGTGCGTTGAATATGGCTCCTGAAACTATTGTTGGACAATTGAGACAAACAATGACTGAAGAACAAGTTGATTATAGAATGAATGTGGAAAAGAAATCTTTTGCAGGTGCTTGGGAAGGTGAATTTGGGTCATTGGAGTATCAAGCAGTTATGCGAAAGGATAGAGCACAAAGCATAACAATTGATTGGGAAACAGGAGAGTCAAATATATTAAGTGCCGCTGAAACTTACAAATTGATATTTGACAGTGACCAACCATGGATGTTATCAGCCAATGGCACAATTTTCACACACGAATTTGCAGGAGTGATTCCAGGATTACTCGAACGTTGGTATGCAGAACGTAAAGAACTACAGGCAAAAAGAAAGAAAGCCATTGATGCAGGAAATAAAGTTGAACAAGCATTTTGGGATAAACGACAACTTGTCAAAAAAATTAACTTGAATTCACTATATGGTGCAATTTTAAATCCAGGATGCAGATTCTTTGATACAAGGATAGGACAATCTACAACACTCACAGGAAGATGTATTACAAAACATATGGCATCAAAAACAAATGAAATAATTTGTGGGGAATATGATTATCGTGGTGATTCAATAATATATGGTGATACTGATTCTGTGTATTTTTCAGCATACAAACCATTAAAGACTGAAATTGACGCAGGTAATGTTCCTTGGACTAAAGACTCAGTAACACAACTATATGACAGTGTAGCAGAAGAAGTTAACAAATCATTTCCAAAATATATGCTGGAAGGATTCAATTGTCCATCTTCCTATGGAAAACTTATTGCCGCTGGTAGAGAAGCAGTTGGTTCAAAAGGATTATTCATCACAAAGAAAAGATATGCAATAAAGATATATGATCTAGAAGGTGAAACTGTAGACAAAATAAAAGCAATGGGTCTTGATCTTAAAAGGTCTGACACTCCAGCATACATACAAGACTTTTTGTCAGACGTGTTAGATAAAGTGCTGACTGGTGGTACTGAAAAAGAAGTCATGGACTTTATTGCTGATTTTAGATTAGAATTCAAGAAGAAACCAGGATGGGAAAAAGGATCACCAAGGCGTGTAAACAAACTGACAGAATATCATTCACGTGAAAAACGTAAAGGTAAAATTAATATGCCTGGACACGTAAGGGCCGCCATTAATTACAACACTCTGAAAAAAGTCTACAATGACAGATACTCAATGGACATAGTTGATGGACAGAAATGTATAGTTTGTAAATTAAAAACCAATCCAATGGGATATACATCCATTGCATATCCAACAGATGAACTGCGTATTCCAGATTGGTTTAAAGAACTTCCATTCGCAGATGATGAAATGGAATCAACACTAATCAACAATAAACTTGAAAATTTAATTGGTGTTATGAATTGGGACCTTGGTAATTCCGAAGCCGATAATACCTTTGACAAATTATTTGGTTGATGTTGACTTTAATTCTAAATAGTTTTATAATACAGCATAGGAGAACACACAATGAAAGATATTTTACAAGACATTGTTAAGCACACACACTCTCTAGGGTTTATTGACCTTGTGAAGATTGTGGGCGACGACAAAAAAACAGAAATGGATGCAATGGCAGAAGATAGGTCCGTTGTAGTCAAAGCAGAATTTAAAAATTCTGTAAATGAGATGCAAGGAACTTTTGGAATGCCAAACTTGGGTAAATTGGATATTTTATTAAAACTTCCTGTGTACAAAGATAATGCAAAAATTACAGTAAACACTCAAGAAAGAAATGGTGCAAACGTGCCTACAGGTTTACATTTTGTGAATGATAACCAAGATTTCCAAAATGATTATAGATTTATGAATGCAGAGATTGTGAATGAAAAACTTAAATCTGTTAAATTTAGAGGTGTAAATTGGCACGTCAACATCAAGCCAACTATGCCAGATGTACAAAGACTGAACTTCCAGGCACAAGCAAACTCCGAAGAAGGTACATTTGTTGTATCTACTGATGGTGACAAATTAAAATTTAAGTTTGGCGATGCAAGTTCACACGCAGGTGAGTTTATATTTGCACAAGGTATAGAAGGCAAACTTACAAAAAGTTGGGCGTGGCCGGTGGCACAGGTTACACAAATATTAAAATTAATCGAATCAAATGAGTGTACTATGGCATTTTCAGATGATGGTGCTTTACAAATTACACTTGATTCAGGTATTGCATCATATCAATACATACTGCCTGCACAAAGTAAGTAAATGAACAGTAATCTTACTGCTGAACAAAAAGATTATGCTGTGTTTCTCCCAGCAGTAAGTGGATTCTATGCTACATTCATAGGCAAACAACAATCAACAGAATATGTAGAAACATCACGTATTCCACAAAACTTTAAAAACGGTGTTGAAAGTTTAAACTTCTTAAATCCAAAAGAAGGTCAGTTCCAATATAAATGGTGTCTTTACTCGGCAGGACACGCCGACTTAGATATAACACGTGACTCTCCTAAGGAAGATATGTTCCGTAAAAGAGATAGAGCAACTTCTTGGACACTAGGAGATTCAGGTGGTTTCCAGATTGGAAAAGGTGTGTGGGAAGGTGATTGGAAGGACATTAATTGTCCGAAAGCATCTAAGAAAAGAAAACAAGTACTTGCTTGGATGGATGCATATATGGATTATGGAATGATACTTGATATCCCGGCTTGGGTGGCACGTTCTCCAAAAGGACAAAAAGCAACAGGCATAACAACATATGAAGAAGCCTGTAAAGCCACTGAGATTAACAATGAATACTTTATGAAAAACAGAAGTGGTGCTTGTAAGTTTCTAAATGTTTTACAAGGTGAGAATCATACAGAAGCAGATGATTGGTATGAACGTATGAAAAAGTATTGTGATCCAAAACAGTATCCGGAAACACACTTCAATGGTTGGAGTATGGGTGGTCAAAATATGTGTGATATTCATCTTGTACTCAAAAGATTAGTTGCTTTACGTTTTGATGGATTGTTAGAAAAAGGTGTACACGATTATATGCACTTCTTAGGAACATCAAAACTTGAATGGGCAACACTATTAACTGACTTGCAAAGAGCAGTTAGAAAATATCACAATGAAAATTTTACAATCACATTTGATTGTGCAAGTCCTTTCTTAGCAACTGCCAACGGTCAAGTTTATTGCGAACTTGAAACTGAGGACAGATCAAAATGGGTTTATAGAATGGTACCTAGCATAGATGATAAGAAACTTGCAAATGATACATCTGCTTTCAGTGATGCATTTGTAAGAGAAGGCAAACATCCATCTTTTTTAAATTCACCAATTACTGATGGTTTACAAGCCAAAGAAGTTTGCATATATGCACCAGGAGACCTAAATAAAATCGGTAAAGAAGGTAAAACATCTTGGGATTCATTTTCATATGCAATACTAATGGGGCACAATGTTTGGATGCACATCAACGCAGTGCAAGAAGCAAATAGACAATATGATTCGGGAAAGATTCCAAATATGTTAGTTCAAGAATCATTTGATAGAATAATGTTCAGAGATATCATTGAAGCCATATTTGCTTCAGACAACAGAGAAATAGCAGAAGCAGTTGTTGAAGAATATTCAAAATATTGGATGAGCATTATAGGAACAAGAGGAGCAATAGGTAAAAAGACAGTGAATGCTTCGACACAATTTAGTAACCTGTTTGAGGAGGTATAAATGGAACTTAAAATACTATGGGCATCAATGTATGGAAATGCAGAATATGTTGCGGCCAGAGTTGAAACCATGGCAAATAAAAAAGATTTCAATGTTGAGATGATTGAAATGAATGATGTGTCTATGGCAGATTTACAAAAAATGAAAAATGTTGCAGTGGTCACTTCGACAACTGGGCAAGGTGATGTGCCAACCAATGGAGAATGGTTTTGGGACGACTTAGAAAAGGCAGACATCGATCTTTCAAATATGAGATACAGTGTTTGTGCATTGGGAGATAGTTCACACGCAGAATTTTGTGGTGCAGGTAAAAAATTAGACACTAGGTTAGCAGAACTTGGAGCACGTAAAGTGATATCAAGAGTAGAATGTGATGGTGATGACACTGGTTCTCATCAATGGGCAGAAGATTTTTTGACCAAACTTAAGGAGGCATAAAATGGACGACAAAGTATTAATATTCAAGCAAGAACTTAAAAAATTAAAAAAACGTGTAAAACAAATGGAAGCACAGAGAGAAAAGAATAGATCCTGGAATCATAAAGCCGAATTACTTGAAATGAAAAAACAAAAATTGAAAATGAAAGAAATGCTCAAACATATAGAAGAAAACACACTTTCAACTCCGTTATCAGAGTATGAAGCAATAGAAAAGTGGTTAGAAGAAAAAGAACAATCTTAAGCATTATTAAATACGTTGTATGCAATGGAATGCTATACCACGTATTAATTTAGGAATCACTAGTTACTGCAACGCAAGATGTCCTTTCTGTGAACGTACTATTCAACTAGATTCTATCACGCCCACCCATTTGCCATTAGAAAAAATTAAGTCAAATATTAATAATCTAAGCACACACACAAAGCACATTTCGATAGCAGGC